AGTTCGACTCGTTTTTCGGAACCATTCGCACTGATCAATAGCTGATTTTTATGCCAGATAGCAACCCCGAGATAGACGCATTAGTAGCCCGCTATGGCGAGGACACGGTTCGTGCGGCATTTGCTATCGCCCAGTCAATCGGTGACAATGGTTTCGATGGCATTCATTTCAAACGCGCAGCAGAAGGCCGAATGCGACAAACAGCGAGTTTGACTATTCGGTCGAAAGTCGAATCGCGGATACGCCAGCGAATGCGGTCATAACACATGAATCAAAAACAAGCACTTAACTCCCTCGTGAGTTACCTCTCCGGCCAGCTTTCAGTTCCGGTGTTCGTTAAAGGAACGCGGAACGAGCGGCCTACCCCCGCGGTAGTCATTGAAAATTGGTCAACCACCGAGTTTACCTACCACAATGACGACTACGTGGGGCTATTCGATGACCCCGCCGACGGTGTGCAGAAAGAATACTACCGATTCTACTGGGGTATGCGCGTTGAACTGCTCATTCGTCACACTGACGACGTTGAGGGGGTTGGACTGGACGATGATGTCATTCGGAGTTTGCGATTGCTTCGAACCAAGCCAACTACCCTCCACGATCATACGCGAACTGTCTCACTCAGTAATGGTGGTGGAATCGACCACCAGTTTGTCGAAACCCCCGAAACCGAACTCAATCAGGCAGTGACCATCAATGGATTGCACGATCTGAAAATCGGTCCAGCAAACAGTCAGTACGAAACGCTCGAAGAAATCAAAAACGACATCACTTACACAGACTAACACATGGCAAACGAATACGGCAGCTACGACGAACCCGGAATTATCACCGAAGAGGTTTCGGATAATTCTTTCAGTAACACTACCGAAGCACCAACTGATGTTGGTGTTGTCGGGCAAGCAAACCTTTCTGCGGCAGAAACCCCAGCAGACCCCAACACGGTCTACGAAATTTCTCGTGTTCGCACAGCCGAAAAGCGGTTTGGGCCACGAGAAACAAGCCTGCTGACGACCGCCCTCATCGATTTGCTGAACGAAGGTGCATCCCCGCTGTATGCAACCGCGCCAGAATCGATGGATGTGGTCGAAGAGGATCATTCGAACGAGACAACCACGTCGGTTACGCTCGATAACGAATCCCTATCCGAGAACACTGACGACATTACTGTTACCCTCGATGGGACAGTTCAAAATGTCACGGTGGTCTACGAGAACGCAAGCAACTTCAGCCCCGATGAAGGGGATGTCGTTCTCGACCCAGTTAATGGCGAACTCGAACTGTTCGAAGCGCCATCGGCCTCACTCGACGTGTCGTACACCCATTACGACTACGTAACGGCACTCGATGCTATTCAGGCCAACCCCAGTGCAGCAGAGACTATCGATTTCCTCCACGCTCTCTCGGAGACTGACACTGTTCAAGGCAAGGTCAAAAGCGTGGTTGACATGCTTTCGGGTGAGAAAAACTACTGCATCGCACTTCTCGCAGCCGGACTGGAAATCACCCCAGTGGATTACGAGCAGATGTACGACTCGTCTCGTATTCAAGTTCTGTACTCCACTCGATTTACCGATGGGAGTTCGGCACTGGCAGCCTATGCAGGCAAGCGGGCCGATCTCGGTCTTGATCAGACGGCAGTTGGAGCGCGACTCGAAACGAGGAAGCAGCTCTACACGAAGCTCGATAAGACTGCTCGCGGTAATCTGATCAACCAAAACGTCGTCCCACTGCAAAACACGGCGTCTGGACCAGTCATCAAGGACGACCCAACGGCTGTAATGCCAGACAACAGCGACGAGCAAAACATCGATTATGGCTTCAAACGGCTGGCACTCGACTACGTGTATGCCGTCGCCGAAGCCAACGAGCAACCATTCATTGGGCTACTCAACCGCCTGCCGGTTCGAAATGCGCTTGAGGAAATTATCAGTGATCAAATGGAGTCACTGCAAACGTCCAACATCGTTGATGGATACGCGGTAAACGTCATCGAAGAGTCGGCAACACAAGCGCGTGTCGAACTCTCGGTTAACGCCCCCAACCCACTCCGCTTCATCATCAACGATGTCAGCATTGGGAACTAACGCCCAAACAATTCACTCCACCGAGTTAAATCATGACTACGAAAACCCCTGACGGAATCGACCACATCGAATCTGCCGCCAACATCAGCCTCACTCTCTCACAGGGCAGTACATCGGGTGACACCGATGAGGCAACGTTGGTCGAAGTACCAATTTCCCGGCTCGACACCACCAAGGACATCGAAATCGAGGAAATCCGTGAGTCTTCGCTCAAGGCGACTGGCTACAGCATTACCGCGATCTCCTATTCGGGGACGATGATGTTCAAAGGCAGCACACTGACCCGCAATTTCGGTAACGACCAGAGCATCAACGACGTGGTCTACGACGAAAACGGTGTTCCCGTGCCGGTTTCGATCACGATCACCCACGACATCAACGGCGATCCGGAGAGCTATCAGACTGTCCTCGTGACGAGTGACAGCTACGAAGTTCGCAACGAGGAAGTCACCGAGACGGCGTTCGACTGGATTGCCATGGACCGGACCAGCGATCAGCCGGATGAAGAGGAAGAAACTGACGGCGAAGGGCAGTAGAACAGTCCAATAACCACTTTTCAATAAACCATTCATGACTGAACAAATCGAAGCAGAAGCCGAGAGCGAAGACTCCGAACCAAGCGTCAACATTTCCAAACTCCGAGAGATGGCTCTCCGAGGTGATCAGTATCGAGAAGTTCTCGAAGATTTCACCTATTACGGACTCACTGGCGACCTGTATGTTCGCCCGCTTACTGACCCCGAGTTCCTGCCGATTGCAGCATTCCTCGAAGATCGGCTGGACATCGACTCGGACGAAGCCCAAGAGATGCTGGAAGAAGAAAAAGACGAAGAAGCGGGGTCGATTGATCCCTCGCAGTTCGATGAAAAATTCGTCTATATCATGGCCGAGGCCGCGGTCAAAGGCATCGACCGAGAACAGGGCATTGCAGCCGGTGAAACAGAAGAGGGAATCCGCGAAATCTTCGGGGTGGCCGGAGAAAACCAAGACGAAGGCATGGGTCTACAGGGGGGTAAAACCCTGTTCATCGCCGAACGCGTCCTGTCCATCAGTTCAGACGCGGAGAGTGCGAAATCCTTTCGCCGAGACGGGGGCAGCGAGTAGCTTCGTTTTCCTACTCGAAGACTACGACATGGGGTTCCACGGGTCGGATTCACAACTCACACTGACGCCCCTACAGCGACAGATTATCGAAGCTGAAAAATCGAGACAAGCAGAACAGCAAGAAGAAAGAATGCCAGATGACGGGCCGTCCTCGAATCAACCCTCGCCATCTCGACCCCTCAACAGCAAAGGTTCTGCTGGGGGTGGCGGTAACAAAACCAGTCAGCAAGAAACTGTTCGCTACGTCAACACCAGCGAAAACCCGGATTACGATAGCTAATGTCAGTTGATATTAACCTCGACCTTGACGCCGAAGCGTTCTACGCTGAGTTAGCACAGGTCGAAACGCTCATGCGATCTATCGGGAAGGATCTCGATGGCATCGACTTTGGGACTGACATCGAGGGTATCAGCGGCGAGATTCAGAAACTCACGTCGGAACTCGAAGACGCCGAAGACCGGATGCAGCGTATCTCTCGTGAGATGAAAGAGAGTGCCGAACGCATGGAATGACGTTGACGTTGGTGGCTCACCGCAGAACCCCAACAGTAAGCGCAGCGAAGACGGTGGGCCAAAAACCGGACCCCCCAACGGGGGCATCGGGTCGTCCGCTCGCGGTGATGGCCGGGGGTCAAACCCCGCAGCTATCGCACGAAGGATTCAAAACCGATTTGGCATTAAAGAGGGCACGATCAATGCCGATGCTATTCGGGGAATGACCATCAAAGAGGTCAACGCGGAAATCGCCGAGTCGCTATTCGATGAGCGGGGCGTTGGGTATCCGGCTCGAAACTTCGGTTCAACGTGGAACGGTTTCGACGATGTTGACATGCTGAACTCCGACGGTCGGTTCCACAGCCCCCGCGATCCATCTGAGGGAATGTTATCAGCCAAGATCAGCCGCGGTCGTTCACGCGGCGGTCGTGGAAAGAACATTCCGATGATGGATATGCGGAAAGACGAGAAGTGGTCGAAGGTCAGAAAGCGGGTTGGAAACATCCGACGAGCGACCAATAAATTCGGCCGTGCCATTGCCCGCCTCAAGCCAGATATGACCTTCTGGTACGACATCTTGGCGGCCATGATTCCGATGCTGGCGGCATTCGCCGTTCACGCATTCGGTGTGGCAGCCGCGATGGGGGCACTCGCTGTCGCCGGAGCAGCAGTCGTCGGACTGGGCCTGATTGGCTACGGCGAGGACATGGACGCAGCGTGGCAAAACGCGACAAGCACGTTAGCTGACTTCAAGAAAGAACTATTCCAAGTCTTCCAACCATCGGCCCAGCAGCTTGCGCCGATCAGTGACGAGTTCTTCGATTTCGCACCCGAAGCAATGCGACCGATTGCGGAGTCGATTGCTGAACTCGCCGTGTTCGAAGACGCGATCTTCGCAGCATTCGAGGGTGGAAGTCAGTTTATCGCTGTACTTTTTTACCAAGATTGCTGACTACGAGGGGATAATCACGCAGCTTGCGATGCGATTCGGCGGCATCCGTCGGAACGGAAATCATCGATCTGTTCATCTGGCTAACTCAAGAAGCATACGCGAATCAGGAAACGTTGATCGCACTAAGTAGAAGTGCCAAATACGTTGGTTTGGCGTCCTACGAGATCGCACTCATGATTGCGAAGTTCGTTGCCACACTTGAGCCGTTGTGGGTACTGCTGTACAAGATGTCCACGCTGCTCGGTAACAAGTTCGCCGCTACAATAATAGTTGCTACGGCACTTCTACTCGGGTTGTCTGTTCGTCTTCGTCCAAAATTAGCAATCGGTGCGATGAACCTGATGCTCGCCTTGCAAACACTTGGTATAGTCGGCAGTGCTTCAATCGCTGGGCTGGCGACCAGTGCTATGACGTGGTTAGGCGGAATGCAAGTCGCGATCATGAACACCATTCGGTCGCTGACGGCACTCAAGCTGGCGTTGATTTCAACCGGTGTTGGTGCGCTGCTCGTCGGTGGGGGGATGCTTCTCTCAGCCGCGTATAGCTCCGCTAACGAGTTTGACGGTCCAGACGATGGTGGCCCCTCGTGGTCCGGCGGAAGCGGTGGGAGCGGCCCACCACCGTCTGCTGGCGGCAGTAGTAGTCCAAGCCCATCCAACAGTGGAACAACGAACAACTACTACAACTACGAGTTCAACAGCGGTGGCGGCGAGATGAACAACGACGAACAGCAGCGATGGCGGTCGCATCTCTCAGAAATGGAAAGTGAAAATAAGGCGGTCAACCCACCGAGTCCGGGTAATTCCGCCAGTACGTCTACAAGTTCGAGCGATGGTGGTAACTGATGGTCGGTGGACCGAACGAGCTATCATACGACAGTAATATTCTCCGCGATCCGAACAAGTCACTTCCATTCGGGATGCAACCCCGCGAAGACGATTGGGAGTTCTTCCCTGAACTACTTCCCCGACCGTCTCGCCTCAAACCAAAGACAAGAAGCTCAACCGCGAATCGGTGCAATGTGCTGGCGAAGACGTGACTATCGAGACGATCAAAAACCGAGAAGTCCACGTCAGCGGCGTCGTCCTCGCGCCGGAAATTGATAGTTTCCAAACGCTAACTGACTACGACAAACCCATCGATCTCTACACCCCACTGCTGCCGTATGGTGGCATGGAGTGTATTATCAAAAACACCGAAATCGACGCCAACCCCGATGGCTTTGACGCGTATTTCCGCCAGTGGCGGTTCTCCTACACGATTGATCTCGTGAGTACCGGCTACGACGAATACGACACGGGCGACAACGAGATTGTCAGCGCAATCATTTGACGAGTAACCAATGAGATGTCAAAGTATGTGGACTATCCGGTGGCCCGAGGTTGCCGGAACAAACGGGCCGTTGGAGCTTACCCCACCGTAATCTCACGTTCAAAACCGAAAACCGAAAATACGACTACTGCAAAGCCAAGTTCTCAACCGAGATTGGCGAAATGCTGAAACCCCAAACCGGTAGTGAAACCGGCCAGTTGCGAAAGCCACAGCCAGTCGAGTTGCTACTCGATAACGAGCGGATTGCCGCGTTGTATTTCAAACCCGATTCAGTTCGCTACACAAACGGTGGAACGCACATCGAGTTCTACGACCTGCAAGAATCGATGGACAGTGGGTTGTTGACAAGCAGTGGAACGAAGTTAAACTCCGCGACATCTACGAATACGTCTTTGACAAACGCGACAATGACTTGATCAAAGACATCAAATTCGCTCTCCCCGATGAATCACCGGGTGGGACGAAGTTCAAAACCGAGACAATAACTCGGCGCGAAAGTTTTGGGGAATTGTTCGTACCCGAGCGGATTGAAGCGTATGAGACTGAAAAGCTAATCGAAGGTTCGTTTTTTTCGACACCGAAGATACCTCCCCGATTAAAGCAATCTGGGAACTCAACGAACTTTTCAAAGTCCAAACGTGGGTTGACAAAGACTACATCATGTGGGTCGGCGTTCCCGAAACCCTCGGTGTCGGCCACGTTGCAGCCCCGGATGACAGTCGCGCACTTCGGTACTCGAATGTCAACGTCAGCCACCCCCGCGAGCCAATCGCAATGGTTGTGGTCGAGGGGTCGTGGGTTGACACACCCGGCATTGGCGTTGATGCTGGTTCGTTCTTCAACCCATGGTCGAAAGACGGGGCTGGCAACAGCGGCGATGTCCGCGCTGAGGGCTTCGTGAAAAATCCCTTGGTAGACATCGAACGGGGTCAAACGTTCAAGGTCAGCGTTGAACAGGCCAAAAAAGAGGCACTCCCCTCAATCGCGTGGAACTATTACTCCGAGAAGATGAAAGAAGCCCACAACGGGTCGGTGCGCCTCAATCCCGAACTATCGGGTAACAGCTTCACGGACATCGAGGACATCAAAGTTGGGGACTACCTCTACGTTGTTCCCGACGATGATCTATTCGATGACCCCGCCGCCTCGTCGGGTCAACTCGGTTTCGGCCCGGACAAAAACGACTACTGCGGTCAGTTCGTTCACAACGAGATTTACATCGTTACCGGTGTCACACACAGTGTCACCGGTAGTGAATGGACGGTCACGGTCGATATATCCATGTTCCCGACATGATCGGGCAAGACGACATGGGGCTTCGCTACTTTGACCCCCGGTCGGACGACTATCTCACCGAAGAAGACGTGTTCAGTGGGCCTCGATTGTTCGAGGAGTTCTGATCACCCCCCTCAGTATATAAACCGATTACCTTTCATAGTTATGGAACACGGGATTATCACCGCGACGTACTACGAGAATGGCGTTGTAAAATGTGACGTGCAAGCACTTCGAGTTGATACCGAGTACGACAAAGTACCGGTACTCAGGTCGGCTGCCGCGCTCACCGTAATGCCTGCTATCAAGCAGAAAGTGACGATGGAAAAACTGGGCGGTGAACGGTTAATCACAAACGTCATGGCGGCGTTGGAACCGGATTCGCAGCCCGATGAAATAGACAGCAACGAGTTTGCACTTCAGTTCGACGCTGATACCAAACTGACGTTCACCAAAAACGATAGCGGCGATTACGACATCGACATTCAAGCCAGCGGTGATGTGACGGCCAGCGGTGATGTGACGATCAACGGTGATGTGACGATCAACGGTGATGCGGCGATCAACGGTGATGCGACGATCAACGGTGATGCGACGATCAACGGGATTTCATTCAGCGAATCACGTCCACAGCGCGGATACTGGCACCACTGGTACACCCGAATAATGGATTACGCACTAAACAAAGAGTTGGACATTTTCACCAACGAATGGGGCAAGTTTGTCACCGTTGAGGGCCAAGCCGAGTTCGAACAATCGGTGATAGTCGATCTCCACGACCGTCAGTCGGAACTGATTGGAAGTGGATTTGATTTGCCGGACCTTCGCCAGAAAATCAAGCTGATAATCAGTCGTCTCGCCAAAGAGTACGCGGTTATCGATGCAATAAGCGAGCTATCAATTCGAAGATCAGCGTCCGCGGACGACACCCTCAGAGTATCAATCGTGTATGACACCGGAGACGAATTTACGGAGACGATTTAATGCCACTCACAGAAGACGGGTACGTACCCCTCAACACGGATCAAATCTACCGCCGCCTGAAAAACGACTTTCAGGACCGGTTTGACCAAACAGTTCAACCGGGGAGTATAGTCAATGACCAACTCATGGCCGAAGCCGAGACACTGGCTGAAAACCAAGAAAAATCTATTCAGCGGGTCTATGAGTCGGCCTATATTGAGGATGCAACAGGCAAGAACCTTGAAAAGCTGGTCAAACGCGTTGGACTAACGCGACGTGAGGCTTCACGGGCGACCGGCGTCATCGAGTTTCGACGCGAGGAGGGGGCCGAAACAAACTACGTTATTCCCCGAAACGAAGTTGTTCAAACACGGGGCAAAAACCCCATCGAGTTCACCACCCGAGAAATGGTGGAAATCCAACCCGTCTCTGATTTCGAGAACGACCTCGAAGATTGGACGGGGGATGAAGCCGATTTCGCCATCGAAACGACAACCCCACTTGATGGTGATAAATCGTTGGTTGTTCCGGCAACGGTTGGTTCTCGCATTGTCACAACTGACGAGGAGTTCGGCATTGGAACTACATTCGACCTTTCGCTTCGACAGGGCACAGATGCGTCCACAGCGATTCAATTCGGTGTGAACGGTCCAGACAACTACCACGAGGTAGAAATCGATCAGGGAGCCAGTGACCTGCGTCTGCGCTCGGTTGTGGATGGTGTCGAAGATGGGTTGAAGACCGAGACGGTTACAACCGCCGCCGATACCACCTATCACATCGAGATTGACTGGTCGATTTTCGGCCAGTTGGTCGTAACTGTGTATGGTAGCCAGTCAAAAGAGACGGTTGTCGGAACCGTGTCACTCGATTACGAACCCGACTGGACTGAAGGCGCGATTGCAATCGTTTCTCGTGATTCGTCTGCAACGGCATTGGCTGACACGATTTACACGTCGGCTGTAACAGCTAACATCCGAGCGAAAACTGGTGGGGTAGACGGCAACGTTGGCCCGAATCAGATCGCCGTTTCGCGGGATGGACTAACAGGCGTCACTGACATTACGAACCCAGTTGCGACTGGTGACAGTTCGTATTTGGATACCAACCTATCGCCGTTGACTCTCGGGCAGAAACGCGAGGACGAGTGCCGCTCTCCGCCAACGAGCATTCGAAAACTCGTCTATTGGCGGGGCGGCGTCTCGCAGTGCGCTTGAGGCGACGATGAGTCAACTCGATTCGGTACAGTCGGTCAACACGAAACGGAACCGCTCGTATGAAGTCGTTGATGGTCTTCCACCCCACTCTTACGAACTCATTATCTACGGGGGCGATGCGGCCAAGATCGCCGAGATAATGGATCAGACGGCATCTATCGACTCACAAGATGTGGGGGGTATTCATGGCACCGAAGTTACCTACGATGTCGAATCCGATGTAACTGGTTCGGTTGACACCTACCACTGGTCGTCGCCAGCCGAGATTAACCTCGATATAACAATCGACTTGATTGTTGACGACACGTACATTGGTGATTCAGCAATTCGTTCGCTGATCATCAACTACGTAGGCGGAACTGACAACGATGGCTCGGCAAGTTGCGGGCCTAAGTAACGGCGAGGATGTCTATCTCTCGGTTCTCAAAACCAAGCTCATCAACCCGGACGAAACGGGAGTGTGGGAAGTTGACGCACTCACAGTAGACGACAACGCCGATGGCACAGACGACACGGTCGAACTTGCCAACGGAGCGAATGTCTACTCAATCAGCGACGAAGAGGTTGCGATTACGAACGCACGGGACGGTTCGATCACCGTCAACACGGTAATGAAATAACATGGCAGAACTCACATCAGACGCATACCAGAGTATCAGAGACTTCGTGAACAGTTCGACGGGAGTTCCAAACGACTGGGACTACATCGAACTGTACGACGATGCAAGCAACGCAGTCACCCGCGTTTCGATCACTGGCGATGGCCGGTGTCAATGGCTCGATGTAGACGGTGACAAAACACTACAGATCGAGTTCGACGTGACCGGCAGTGACGGCGATATTCCCATTCCAACGACACTTAAACATTCGGCAGTATGGGATTCGGCGAGCGGGGGGCGACAGATCACAGTCAAAGAGCAGTTCGCAGAAGCGGTCATCAACCAAAGTGGTGACAACGTGGTCATCACTCACAGTATCGACATTCCACAGTAACGCAGTAGTTTAACTTCATATGGCATCACCACCACCACCAGAGAACGTTGTTGCGACGGTTAATGCCAACGACAGTATTTCACTCGAATGGACGTTTGACCCAACGTGGTTCGCGTTCGATGGCACAGACGATTCACTCGGTGGTTTCAACGAGGGGATGTGGTACTCGTCGGCCAGTGTGGATAATTACGAAGTGCAGATCAGCCGCGATGGCGCTTCGTTTACTGATCCTACTGGTGGACCATCCTCGCCGACTGGTACTGGACCGCATACATACGGTCCTAAGAGCGG